TATTTATTTATTCATGGGGGATTCTATTTATTAAATACACACCAGATAGTTGCTCATTCACAATTACTGCGCACTATAAATAATGCACACACTAGGCGCATTATGCGCCAATTATGACCCCAGATTATTAAAAAACGCGTCTGTATATGTATATATACTCCCATAATTATTTTCTGTTATATTTAATAGCCCCCTCAGAGTACCTACTGTACTCCTCGGATGGTGTGACCTGCGTCACACTCTAGGCTTAGTATAGAGGGGTCTGGGAAAATACTTTCCCAACCCAGTCGGAAAAGACCCGTTTGAACGGGTCTTCTATAGTATATATATAATATATACGGAGTCGCTCCGTTTAAGACTCCGCGACTCCTATATATATAATTTTAATTTTTTTTTATCAAAATGCCCCCCTTATGTCCGTTTACAGGATGCGTTAAATAGGCGTTACAGGACAGGATATAACATGGGACGCAAAGCAGGAAAACAGACCTATACCAAGGAAGATGCCCAGGCTAAGGTACTGGCACTTCTAGAGCAGGGCGCTACTATCACCGCTGCTATGGCAGCCGTTGACCGTCAAGATACTGCATTTCGTCAGTGGTCTATGGTAGATGCGGACTTTAAGGACAAAGCGGACAAAGCACGCCTTGCGGGCAAGGGCATAAAGCAGGATTTAGCAGAACTCAAGGATATGCCCTTTGCTGAGTTCTCAGAGCAGTTTCTAGGCTCTAAACTATTTAACCACCAGTTAAACTGGATTGACCTTATTGAGGGTAAAGAGCCACGATGGCTACCTGCGGGTATGACATATGAGCCAGGAGACCCTAACCGTGTCTTGATTAACGTGCCACCTGAGCACGCCAAGTCGACAACGATTACGACTAACTACGTAACACATCAGATTGTGACCAACCCTAACACGCGAGTGATTATCGTGTCTAAGACTCAGGGTATGGCTCGCAAGTTCCTAGGCGCTATTAAGACGCGCCTTTCCCACCCTGGCTACATGAAACTACAAACGGCCTTTGGCCCTAACGGTGGATATAAGGCAGATGCTACACAGTGGTCTGCTGATATGATTTACCTGGGAACAGGTCGAGACTCTGGCGAGAAGGACCCAACCGTACAAGCCCTAGGCTTTGGGTCACAGATTTATGGAGCACGCGCCGACCTGATTATTCTCGATGACGTAGTGATGGGTTCTAACGCCCATGAGTGGGAAAAGCAGATTGAATGGCTGCAAAAGGAAGTTATCACTCGTCTAGGTAGACATGGTAAACTTATTATTGTAGGTACCCGAGTATCCTCTGTAGACCTCTACAAGATGATTCGTGATGGTTCACAGTGGACAGGTGGCAAAAGCCCCTTTACCTACTGTGCTATGCCAGCCGTATTGCAGTTTGACGATAAACCTGCTAACTGGAAAACACTTTGGCCTGAAACCGACCAACAAGAAAACGATTTGGATGACCAACTTGACAACGGACTTTATCCGAAATGGGATGGACCCTCGCTCTTTAAGCGTCGCTCTGAGGTCGCTCCGTCTGTATGGGCTATGGTCTACCAGCAAGAAGATGTCCAAGAAGACTCAATCTTCTCTCCTACCTGTATCGCAGGTTCCGTCAACGGAATGCGTAAACGAGGACCTTTAAAGCCTAACACCCCTGGACACCCCCAGCATATTGAGGGTTATACCATTATTGGTCTTGACCCTGCTATGGCAGGTGCTACAGCAGCGGTTGCTGTTACATATAACCGAGCAGATGGACGTATCTACGTCCTGGACTGTATTAACATGACTGACCCAAGTCCTGCAAAGATTCAATCTTTGATTGAGGAATGGGTTGAGAAGTACCGTCCACAGGAACTGCGCATTGAAATTAACGCACACCAGAAGGCGTATGCCTTAGATGATGATTTACGAAGTTACCTAGCATCTTATGGATGTCAACTGAATTCACACTTTACTGGCAAGAATAAATGGGACACGTCTTTTGGTGTAGCGTCTATGTCTATGTTGTTTGGAAATACCCGCGATGGTAGATTCCAAGACAACAACATCATAGAACTACCAAGTAATGAAGGTTCCGAGGGTCTTAAGACTCTAGTACAGGAACTAATTACTTGGAAGCCAGACACCAAAAACCCCACAGACTGCGTAATGGCTCTTTGGTTCGCTATTATCCGTATACGCGAGATGATGCAACAGAGCAGCAATGCATCTAAGTGGATGCAGAACAGATGGACAACTCAATCACAAGCATCAAAAAGACAAGCAGTCAATTTAGACGAGGCCTTTGCAGAGCAATGGTCTCATACATACGGATAAGGAAAATAAAATGGCACAAATGAGAAAAACAGCGGCTAAGAAGCCTAGCGGAACTGCTAAGAAAATGGCAGCAAAGCCTTCAACAGTTGCACAAATTGCAAAGCGTTTTAGTATTACAGCACGCGAAGCACGCGACATTGCAACCGCTGTTGGAACAGTTGTAGGGCTTAAGTTTGATAAAAATGCTCAGTATGGACGATACACTTATCCAGAAGCAGAGCGTCGCAAAGCAATGAAAAATCTTAAGAATCAAGTATCAGAGACAGTTACAGCAGCCAAGACTGGTAAAAAAGGAACAACAAGTGGCCGTATGACAATGGCAGATGGCGAATATCCATACACTTATGGCGCAGGAACAAAGCGTAAGTAATTATGGCAACATTAAAAAAACCTAAAGGCGCATACTCTAAAGTTGGTGGTGTTGGTGGTGTTACTTTTAATGGTAAAACAAAAGCCGAGAAATTTGAAAACTACATAACTGGTATTAGAGATACACAAGAAACACGCAAAGATAGATTTGAAGATACCTCTCGTCTTTATGCCGCAGCGCGTAAAATAGGTCTTAGTGAAAAGTCTGTAAAACCACAGATTGATGCTCTTGCAAAAGAAAAAGCAAAATACGGCGCAAGGGCTGAAAAGATAGCATCTAAGTTAGATATGGAAGATATGATGCGACGCTCTGCTGAAAACGCAAAGTTAAAAGCCAAGAAAGCAGCAGCAAAGCCAGTAGCAAAGAAAACTACAGTCAGAAAACCTGCACCTAAAAAAGGAATGCGTAAATAATTATGACACAGACAAGAACTACAGGTGGCATTATAGGCCCAGGTGCAAAAAATGTTGCACCTACCTACAAACCTTTACAACCAGGTTTGTACTCATCATTTACACCTACAGTACCTAAAGCACCTAGCAAGAAAAAGGGTCCATCTCTTCTGGACAAATTTATAGCAGGCTTTAAAAAAGAAATGATGCGGCCTACACAACGCGTTAGAAGCACAGACGGCGATAAAAAGCCTTAAAACTACGTTAGGAAAATAATATGCCAGTACCAATAGCGGCAGCATTAATTGCTGGAACTATAAGCGTAGTAGGTGGACGCTTAGTTAAAAAGCAACTTGATGTTCACAATAAACAAGAAAAACTAAAGAAAGCACGCATTTCTGGCGGTATAAAAGGCAGTGGCGGAGCAAAAGTAAACAAGGTTTACAAATAATTTTTAAAACTACGTTAGGACAATAATGGCATTATCGATGGAACAAGTAGCAGCACGCGTTGAAGCGTTGCGCTACCGNAATCACGAACGTGATGCNCGTAACCTAAGCGTTCTNGCTGTTCGTAAAGGACAGATTGCATCTGTATATCCTGAATTTTTTCCAGAAGGTGTAGATGCTAACGTAGTTGCAAACTTTATTGATGTGGTGGCCCGTGACCTTTCTGAGGTCATGGCTCCACTGCCAGCAATCAACTGTTCTGCTGCTAACTCTGTTAGCGATAAAGCACGCAACTTTGCTGATAAGCGTACACGCATTGCTGCTAACTACTTCTCCCACTCTGACCTATCTGTACAGATGTACTCAGGTGCTGACTGGTATCTAACATATGGTTTCGTTCCGTTCATGATTGAATTGGACGAAGAAAGCAAGTTGCCGCGTATTCGCGTAGAAAATCCAATTGGGGCTTACCCAGAATTTGACCGCTACGGACGCTGTGTGGCATTTGCAAAACGCTACATGATGACTCTTGGAGAACTTGTTTCACAGTTCCCAGAGTATGAAACTCAAATCCTAGGACGTGAAGGCTATCAACAAGACCTACACTCACAGGTTGAAATGGTTCGTTACTTTGATAAGGACCAATCATTAATTTACTTGCCTAAGAAGGGCAATCTAGTTTTATCTCGCGCATTGAATCCAATGGGCAAGATGATGGTTGTCGTGGCGCGTAAGCCATCTATTGATGGTGAAATGCGTGGACAATTCGACGACGTA